GCTGTCAAGGGCGAGGACGGAAGCCGTGAGCAGGAAGTAGAAATCTACTACCGCTTCATCGGCAAAATCGACTGACCTTTCTTTTTTACCCAACAATATCTTTAATTAAGGGAGACGGGGTTTTGAGTGCCTTGTTACCAGTTTCAAGACCGAGGAGCGCGGCGGCGAGACCGGCGACTTTTACTTTGACCTGACCATTACTGAATACAAGGACTTTTCACCGCAGAAGGCTGTTCTGCAGGGCAGCAGCGGAAACTTCTCGCCTGCAGCCACTACGGCATCCTCTGCGCTGAACACTGTCACGCGGGCGCTTTCTGCCGCTGCTGTCGCAACGTCTACTGTCAGTGCTGTAAAAGTGATCCTTACTCCAGCACGCAGCATCCAAAGCAGCAAACTCTATGTGGGTGCCCAGCGTAAGGCAAACGGGAAATATTACAGCACCAGCACTGCACCAACACCTGCCGGCACGCTCAGCGGCCAGCAGGTGCAGGTACGGCGCATCGTATCCCGCACAAACCCGCATCCGTATTGCGTGCAGGATCTTTCCGGGGTGGTATTCGGCTGGATGTCCGCTTCTGACCTCACGGAGGTGAACCGGTGAGCTATGAACTGATCGTGGGCCGCAAAACGCCCGGAGACCTGCTAAACCTCACTAACAGCGTAACAACCGCAAGCTGGATCACCCAGCGCACCGGGAATCCCGGCAAGCTTACCTTCACCTATCTGCGCACGCCGCAATCCAAAATCGAAGAGGGCGACGTTGTACGGTTTTCCGCAGATGGAGAACTGCAGTTTTATGGATGGGTATTCAGCCGCGGGCAGGACCGTTGGGGGCCTGTGGATGTGGTCTGCTATGACCGGCTGCGCTACCTGAAAGCAAATAACAGCTACACATTTTATGCCCAGAGCGCCGCCGACATTATCAAGCAGATCTGTGAAGACCTGCAGGTAGATGTGGGCACGCTGGCCGATACCGGCTACAAACTCCCCTCCCTCGTGATGCAGGATAAAAGCTGCATCGACATCATCAATACTGCCATCCAGAAGACCTTGCTGAATACCGGCACGGTCTTTGTTTTTTACGATTCTGGAGATGGTGTTGCTCTGCGCTCTGCAGCTGATATGAAGAGCGACTACATCATCGGCGAAAAGAGCCTGATGACCAACTACAGCTACAACACGTCCATTGACTCCCAGACCTACAACAGCATCAAGCTGGTGCGTCCGAACAAGGAGACCGGCAAGTCCGATGTTTTTATCCGAAAGGATTCGGACACCATTGCCCGCTGGGGCTTGCTGCAGCTCTATCAAAAGGTGGACGAAGCGGCCACAGACGCACAGGTCAAGGAGCAGGCAAAGGTCAGTCTGGAGTATTACAATCGCGTTCTGCAGCAACTCAAATTCACCTCGCTGGGTGTCAATAGCCTGCGGGCGGGACAGCTTCTTCTGGTCAATATCAATGATCTTGACGGCGACCCGTTCCGCAAGTATGTCATGCTGGAAAAGGTCTCTCATACGTGGGAAAACGATCTGCACACCATGGAACTGGAAGCAAAAGCTCTGTAAGGGAGAGAAATCTTTTGGACATCGTGGAAGCACTTTTGCAGCTGAACCGGGTTGCCGGAGACGTTGACCAGCCCACCGATCTGCAGATCGGCACCGTGGTAAAGGCCCCGCCCGATGATGATGTGCTGGAAATCTCCATCAACACGGAAATGGCTACACTGCGGCAGGATATTCTCTACCTTGCAGAGCCGGTCATTGAAAAGAAGATCCCGCTGCTGAAACACCGGCACGCCATGCCCCATATACACGCTGGTGTTCACGGCAGCACAGGCGGCCCATCGGAGCCTTACACTGGTTATTCCCTGCTCTCAGGGGGCGCAGACAGCTCTGTACAGAGCGAGGACATCAAAGGCTGGGAGAATGGAAAAGTCCTTTCACTGAGCAAGGATAAGAAATATATCATCCTCAACCCTGCCCTGAAAGCCGGTGACAAGGTGCTTCTTCTGCGTGTGCAGCGTGGCCAGAAGTTCGTCGTGTTATCTCGTGTATATGAAGGTGGTGATTAAATGGCCGTATTGCCGGAAAACAGCATCGATTTATCGGGCGGCGTTGAGTTTGTCGCTCAGCCTTCCCTGACATGGAAGATCGACCGTGCAGCTGGACGTATCGCCGGAACATGCGACGGCTATGATGCCGTAAAGCAGGCAGTGGAGATCATCCTGAACGTAGAGCGCTATCGCTGGCAGATCTACCAGCCAACAAGCGGTATGCAATGGGATGGGCTGGTCGGACAGGAGGCCGGTTATGTTGCCGCAGAACTGCAGCGCCGTCTGCAGGATGCTCTGCTGACAGACGACCGCATCACGGGGTTAAAAAACTACGAATACAGCATCGACGGGCAGAATTTGACGGTGAGTTTTACCGTCGAAACAGTCTACGGCGATGTTAAGACCGGAACGGAGGTGAAATTCTGATGCAGAACTTTTCAGATGCAACCTACAAAAACATCCTCGACTACATGCTTTCACTGGTGCCGGATACCTATGATAAGCGCGATACCAGCCCTATCCAGACTTCCCTCGGCCCGGCAGCCTACGTGCTTGAGGGCTTTTATCTGAGCCTCGACCTTGTGCAGAAACAGGCGTTCGTCCAGACAGCCTCCGGAGATTCGCTGGATCTTCTGGCAGTGCTGGCCGGTATCACCCGCAAGCAGGCTTCCGCCGCTGTAAAGGTCGGCATCTTTGACTGTGAGGTTCCGATCGGTGCGCGATTTTCAACGATCAATGGCACTGAGAGTATCAATTTTGTGGTCATCTCCACCATTACGGAGGGAAGCGCCTACCGTCTGCAGGCTGAGACTGCCGGTGATATCGGCAACCGATACTCCGGCCCCATTCTGCCGATTGATTCCATTGAAGGATTGAACAGCGCTCAGTTGACGGATCTTCTGATTCCCGGCGAAAACACCGAAGAGGATGAGCCTTTCCGCGCGAGAATCATTGAACGTCTGAACAGCCGCAGCTTTGGTGGAAACGTGGCACAGTACGTTGAGGAGATCGAAGCGATAGACGGCGTGGGCGCTGTGCAGGTCTACCCCGTGTGGGATGGTGGCGGCACGGTGTGCTGCTCCATCTTGGGAGCCGACTTTCTTCCTGCGTCCAGTGATCTTGTGCAGATGGTACAGAATGCCATCGATCCCCCGCCCGGTCAGGGGCTTGGCCTTGGGCTTGCGCCCATCGGTGCGCAGGTGACCGTCACAGCGCCGCAGACAGTGCCTGTAGACATTTCTGCCACGCTGACCCTTGCATCCGGACACGAACTTGAAACCGTACAGCAGCCTGCGCAGGACGCTGTCAGTGACTACCTGCTGCAGATTCGTAAAAACTGGGATGTCAATATCAGCAGTACGGCCATTGCCTACTCGGCAGAGGTGTACCTTGCTCGTGTCCTTGCCGCGCTCATCTCTCTTGATGGGGTCGTCAATGTTTCGGCTCTGACGCTCAATGGGATTGCTGCGGACATGGCGCTGCAGCAGACCGGTGCTTTGCAGCAGGTTCCGGTGCTGGGGAAGGTGGAACTACATGGAATTTGACCTGAACCATGACCTGCATTCCCTTTTGCCGCCTTTTTACCGGGAAATTGCGGAATACCAGCAGGTCTGTGACGCTGAAAAAGCACAATTTTCCCGGACAGCTGATAGTGTACGGGTCATCGGGCAGAACTTTTTTGTCCAGACCATGGATGTGGATTCTGTGCAGAAATGGGAACAAGTCCTGCATATCCGGGCAAAGCCTTTGACCGAAACGCTGAGTTTTCGACGGCAGCGCATTCTGTCGCGTTTGTGCACCCGCCCACCCTTTACACTTGCATTTCTGTACCAACAGCTCGACACGTTACTGGGCGTTGGCCGGTGGACATGCCGCGTGGATTATCCGGCTTACCTGCTGACCATCGGCACTCACGTTGAAGATAAGCTTCACCGCGAAGAACTGATCCACATGGTAAACCAGATCAAGCCTGCGCATATCGTGTTCGGAATGTATCTGTTCTGTGACCCCGTAGAAGCATATGCCTACGCTGCCGCCGCACCCTGCGGCACCTTCATCTCCGTCACCGCAAAAGTGCGTGGAAAGATAAAGCCTCAGAGCGGGACCGTCACGGCATTTGCCGCAGTCGCCCCGGCTGGAACCCGAACAGAAACAACAATCATAGTCAGAAGAATGGAGGAAAAGCCAGATGAGCTGGAATAACTCAGTTTACACTACCCTTGGCACGGCCATGCTCTCCGAAGCTTTGGCTGGTAAGGGTATGAACTTCACCCGCGCTGTAAGCGGCGCAGGCACGATGGCCGCGGCAGAACTGAGCAATGCAACGGCAGTGACCGATCAGCGCCAGACGCTTGCCATTGCAAGCATCAAGAAAACTGGTGAAGATGAAGATGCCATCCGCACCATCAAAATCCAGATCACCAATGCCGGGCTGACGCAGGGCTATGTGCTGCATCAGATCGGCATCTATGCTGAGTTGGTTGGCAGCAACAGCGATGCATTGGCGGTTATCTTGCAGGATGAACGCGGAATCGAGATCCCGTCCGAAACGGATAATGCCGATTTCGTCATGGAGTTTTACGCTGCGCTTGCCATCTCCGGTGCGGCGCAAATCACCATCACCGCCGATCCGAATGTCGTAGCCACTGAAAAGCGTGTGCGGGAAATGATTTCCGAACACGACAAAGACCAGCACGCCCACGTTGACGTGATCTCCGCCGCCCTGTCCGCAGCCATCAAAAGACTGGAAGACAGCGGCCAAATCATGGATGAGGCAGCAGCCGAGAAGTTCGTCCGCGAAATGCTCGACCAGTATGGAGCGGCCAAAGACATCTCCTTCGAGGACACCTACGAAACGGGAGCGTCTAACCTTCAGCAGGCGCTTGATGTGGTGCTGGGCAATACGCTGCCGAAGCTCACCGTCACCACGACCGCAGGCAGCGCCCTGACCCTGACCGACGGCCAGAGCACCATCACCGGCACGGCGACTGGTGGCAGCTTCACCACCACGTTACCCCGACTGGGCGAGTGGACGGTCACGGCATCACTGGCCGGTCTGACCACCGATGACACCATCACGGTGGATGTCGTGGGCGGTAAATACACGCTGACGCTGCCTTACTTTGCGGCCACGCTGAATGTAACCACTGCCCCGGACGCTGTGGTCACGGCAACTCTGCCCACCGGAAAGGCATATACCGCAACAGCGGACAGCAGCGGCAACGCCTCGGTGCGCATCAAGTGTTCCGGCACTTATACCGTGCAGGCATCCAAGGGGAGTGCCACCAGTGACACCGCAGAAGTGGAGATCTTGGAGAATGGAGAAACGTACACTGCAACTGCACGTTTTTGCACTCTGACCCTGACCGCCCCCGTGGGAAGCACACTGACAGCCACCTGCGGCGACAACACTATGACCGCCACAGTCACCGGCGATGAGGAAACCGGAACTGTCAAGCTGTACCCTCCGGCCCTTGGCACATGGAGCATCACTGCCACCAAGGATGATGAGACCACCACCGAAACTGTAGCGGCCACCGCATATAAAGACTATGCGGTAGAGCTTGCCTATGTCCGCATCTACGGCGTTTGCTGGAGCTACGGAAACAGCTCCACGGCCTGCACCAGACTACTCAGAGCCAGCGACCCGAACGCACTCGTCAACGTGGACATTGCCACAAGTCCTTCTCCCGCCGTGGGCGGAGGCAGCGGCAGCAGCCCGTTTGATGCTTGTATGCCCTGGAGCGGGATGGAGGAATACAACGTCACATCCGGCAAGATCGGCCCGAAATTCGGAGAAAGCGGCTTCAGTCGCTCGAACACCGACGTCATGGTCTTTATCCCGGAATTTTATTACAGGGTCATCGACGATGCAAGCGGGAAGAATCGCTATTTCTACATCGCCGACAAGAAAACGGGAGGCTTTGAGAAGCACCCCGGCTCTGGCCGATACGTCGGTCGCTACAATACCGGATCAGGCCATGTTTCGCTCACCGGATGGTCTCCGCTGGTAAACATCACCAGAGCATCTGCCCGCATAGGCGCAAAGAGCAAAGGTTCCGGCTGGTACGAGTATGACTACGCAAGCTGGTGCGCCATCGGCCTGCTCTACATCGTGGAGTTCGCCGACTGGAACACCCAGAGCAAAACCGGCAAGGGCTATAGCAGTGGCAGCTCGGCAATTCCTTCCGGTGGCACCGACAGCATGACCTACCACACCGGCAGAGCTTCCGGCACGGACGGCGCAACCGCCGTCCAGTACAGACACATCGAAAACCCGTGGGGGAACGTCTTCGACTGGGTGGACGGCGTAAACTTCAACGGCAGTACAGTCTATGTCTGTACTGACCCCGCGAAATACGCCGATGACACCTCCGCCGGATACACCAATGCAGGTACTAGAGCTTCTTCCAGCGGATACATCAGCGCTCTCGGAGTATCCACAACTGCACCGTGGGCTATTTACCCCTCGTCTACCGGAGGCAGTGAGACCACCTACATCCCGGACTACTCGTGGACTGCGGACGGCTGGCTTGTGCTGGCTGTGGGCGGCTGCTGGGTCGACAGAACGAATTCGGGCCTGTTCTATTTCTACGGCGAAAACGGCTCGTCCTACTCGCACGGCGGCATCGGCTCTCGACTCCTTTTCGTCCCCTGACGGGGGACTGGGGGCCGCAGCCCCCAGAAACTTTGTAACTACCAGCCCTGCCATTTTGCGCAGGGCAAAACCGAATCTTCCCAATCAAAATCAACGCTTTGAAGGAGGTAATCCAAAATGAAAGTAAAAGGCGACAACGCCCCGTCCGGTGCATTTGAGGTTGAACCTCACCCCCAGAAGCCCGGCGTCGCCGTGGTTCGGTTCTTCGAAAACGCGCAGCCGTTTGAAGAAAAATCCGGCGATTTGACCGCAAAGGGCTGGGAGTACGACGAGTACCGGCTGGAGATGCCTCTCTACGACGGCCTCGCGCTCGATGTGGCTGCCGCATACGACAGCTATCTTGCTCAGGCGAGGGCCGAAGAAGAATCCAAAAACGAGTTTGAAAGGATGGCGAACTCCGTGGCAAGTCTTCAGGCGGCACAGTCTGACACCGACTCTATGGTGGTCGAGCAGGAATATCGCATCACCATGTTGGAACTGGGTGTCTCCGATACGGACGACACCGATAAAGCTGATAACACCTGATAAGGAGGAAAAACATTATGTCTAAAGCATCTGAAATGGTTCTGTATCGTACCTGCAAGCGCATGATCCAGCGCGGCACCATCGACGGTCTGGCTGAGAAGATCGACATCTTCTACGCTGCTGGCAAGCTGACCGATGGGCACTACACGGAACTGACCGGCCTGCTGGCCGCAAAGCAGAAGGAGCGGGACTAACCGATGGGCTGGCCTGATCTGTGCGAAAGGCTGATGACCCGGCTGGAAACCAGTGGTGCGGACACGACCGCAGAGCGCGGCGAATTTGCAGTGCTGGTGGCTGAGTGTGGGTCGAGCGGCTGCAAATGGCATTGAGCCAGAAAGGAGAAAACAACAATGGCGATTAAAGCCTATTCCTATGCGAAGGATGGGAGCAAGGCTCTGAGCAAGAACTTCCACGTCCGGGAGTTCAAGTGCAAAGACGGCAGCGACCCAATCTTTATTGATGACGAGCTTGTGGCTCTACTGCAAAAAATCCGGGATCACTTCGGCAAGGCTGTGAACATCAACAGTGCTTTCCGCACTGCCAGCCACAACGCCAAGCAGAAAAAGGCGGCCAAGTACAGCCAGCACCTTTATGGCAAGGCGGCTGACATCTGGATCGCTGGCGTGTCGGTGGACACGCTGGCGGCCTACGTCGAAACACTGCTTCCCGGCAAGGGAGGCATTGGACGATACCACGCGGACGGTTTTGTCCACGTCGATGTGCGGGAGGTAAAAAGCAGATGGGTGATGTAGTGAAGAATGGAGTTTGCACCATGGTTGGAGTAATCGGCAGTCTGATCGCAAGTCAATTCGGCGGATGGGATGCGGCACTTTCGACGCTGATCCTGTTCATGGCAGTCGATTACATCACGGGGCTTGTGGTCGCCGGGGTTTTCCACGCAAGCCCCAAGACCAAAAGCGGCACGCTGGAAAGCCGCGCAGGCTGGAAGGGCCTGTGCCGAAAGGGCGAAACACTGCTGATCGTGCTGGTGGCCTGCAGGCTGGATGCCGTGATGGGTTCCACCTTTGTGCGGGATGCCGTTGTGATCGGCTTTATCTGTAACGAGACCATTTCCATCATTGAAAACGCGGGCTTGATGGGACTGCCGATCCCGGCAGCGATCACCAAGGCCGTGGACATTTTAAAGCAGCGCTCGGAAACCGAGCAGAAAGGATAAGCTCTTATGAATGAATTTCTGAAAGTCGCACTCACTGCCTGCATCCCCGCAATGACCGTCATTTTCGGCTGGGGCCTGAACAAAGGTGTCAGCATTGCAAACGGCTACATCAACAACAAGTTTGCGCAGACCTGTCTCCAGAATGCCGCCAATGCGGTGTTCAACGCCGTCCAGTACGTCAACCAGACCTATGTTGATGCCCTGAAGGAGCAGGACAAGTTCGACGAGGCTGCGCAGCGCATTGCCTACAACCGCGCACTGGCTGCAGCGAAGAAAGCCCTGACGCAGGAGACCATCACGTTCATCAAGGAGACCTTTGGCGACCTCGACAGCTACCTGAAGCCGATGATCGAAGCACAGGTGCGCAGCCAGAAAAACTATATGTGATGTTTTCGCGGCATCACGAAAATGTTAACGCCAACAAAGTCATAGTATAGCACCAGCCCCGGGGAGCCTGACGGTTCCTCGGGGCTGTTTTTGTTTGGCGTGTTTCGACGCTTTACGACGCATATCGACGCAATTAACAAATTTCAAGTGTTTTTCGGTTAGAGTTGACGCAAAGAAAGGATGTGTCAACTATGATCGTTTCCGAATTGTCCACTCAAGTCAATGATCTGCTGCGCCCGATGGGCATTACACGTAACCTGAGCGCCTACAGTATCCTGTGCCAGTGTCTTGAGCTGGTCTGTGAGCAGGAAGACCGCCTGCAGGCCGTGGAGAAAGATATCTATACCCCTATCGCCGACCGCAGAAAATGTGAGCCAAAAGCGATTCAAAGCGCTGTCCGCCGGGCAGCTAAAGGTGCATGGCTCACAAACCCGGAGTATGTGCAGCAGCTGGCAGGCTATCCGCTGACCGGTGCGCCCAGCGCGGTGCAGTTCATTGAGATGTTGTACAATGCGCTGGTGAGAGCAGCCTGA